CTCGGAACCCACATTCGTACCAGCAATCCTGATAGAAATTATCCGGATAGGAGTCCTCCCACCACGGATAATCAACACGGTAATCCTGAAGTTCGACATCATGCTCCTGCCGGAAATAGCTCATCACTAGCCCCCAACAGTCGTAGTGTCCGAGCACAAACGGGCGCCCGAGCAGCGGCAATTCTCCGCGGGGAGTAATGGTACGAAAGTCTCCTTCCGGCCAACTGACAATATGCCAGGGCAGCAACGTTGCATCGCATTGAGCCTTGTCCAGTTCACTTGGTTGGGTCGTCGCATCAGGGTGACTATGTACGATTCCCGTTATCGTCCCCCAGTCTTCAGCAGCAGCGTAATCCTCTGGCGCAAGGTGAAACTGTTCAGTTGGTTCGACAGCCAGATTACGGCATGGGAAATAGCGTTCCACCCGGCTTTTCTGCGCTATCACGCCGCAGCATTCGTGGGGATAGTCTTTCGCAGCATGCGCCAGGATGTCCTGAATTGTTTTCTGACGCATGTTAACTCCTGATCAAAGATGTTCCTGGAAAACCACCGAAAGGAAGTTCATTGTGTTCACCAAACCGAAGCTTGCATGCGGTGAGCGTGCCGTTGCATTCATCCAATGAGGGATCGCTTACCGGATTGTTGTTTCTGTCGAAGTAAAACGTGCCGGCATAATCGCACCCATCGCCGGTGCGGTACCTATTCCGGATGCACCATGTGCAAAGGGAATGCAGCTGTCTGGTCGGAATCATCAATCCCTGCAGATCCATCGGGCTTGTAAGAACAAACTCGATACTTTCACCGGGAAGCTCGCTATTTTTACCGTCGATATAGAAAACCCGCTTCCTCACCTGCAAGGGATCTGCTGTTGGATTTCCATCCGGGAAATTGCGCGCATCAAGGTAATGCGAAAAAGTGTCATGAATCGTAACTTTGGCCTGCAGCATATCGTCATAGGCCAGACAGAGCGCTGTGATAGAGCTGTCAATGTTGGCAACGGTGAGCGTCGGCTGGGCGCTACTGCCATCGGTTGAAGCTTCCAGTCCCTCGAGCTTATATGGCCAGGCACCATACTCTTCGCCCTGCCACCAGATACTCTTCGCCTTTAACTTTGATTCGTCGCCACCAGCAACCGCAATCTCGTCTTCAGTATGCGGGAGGTTATAAGCGTGAAAGCGCAGAACGTCGTCCAGACCAAACGCAGAACCGTCTACCTCAAGAAAACGTATTTTTTGACCCGGTTCGAGGCGTTGATAATCTTCAGTAATCATGGTGCATATGCCTGTTTGAAGGTTGCTTTTATGGTCATCACTTTGCTGGATAGCGGCTGGGCTTTAATAGAATCAGCTTCAATCCGGTATAAACCGGTTTCGCCAACAGGAGACGTCCAGATAAAGGATTTTGTGATGTGATTGCGGCAAAAACTCAGCGCATCGAGCATCTCTGCCTTTTTTCCCGTTAAGGTCATCGGCCATGACTGTTTTTCAGGGTTGATGCCTTCACCGGCGATCTGTTCAAAGCCGTCTCCGAAAGATGCAGAGCGTGTTGCGTAAGTGAACTCCCCTTCCATTCCCGCCTGAATCTGGGTTCGCCAGGTAAATGTTTCGATCGTCACTTTTCCTCCGGGCATAAAAAAACCCGCCGAAGCGGGTATAACTCGATTAGTCGCTGAAAGAAATTTCATCTCCAATTGTCGATTCATTACGTATATTTGAATGGCTATTACACAATTTCACTACACAGCGAGTTCTCATGAAAACACTACTAATCGCAGCTCTTTCTTTAGCGCTTGTGGCGCCCTCGATCACTTATGCAAAAGGTTCTCGTGGTCATTACACCAACGGGAAAGGCTCCTCACACAAGGGTGGGACATATACCACCCATAAGTATCTGCCCCGTAAATAATTAATCTTGTGATAGCAGGCTCAAACAAGGGACTGCTATCAGTTTATCAACGGCTTTTCATAGCGCTCCAAATCAACCTTCCGGGTTGCAACTCTTTAGCAATTCCAGCACGAACAGACTGATCGATGGTCTGTTTGTAAGCCCGAGAAATAGCATCGTTATTGCCGGAAGTCTGCTGATGAGTGTTCTGGTTTTGAACGACCACGGAAGTTTGAACGGTTACGCCACCAGCTGCATTCGATTGCAGCCCATACAATGGGGCAGTACCAACATAGCCGCCGTTTGCATACCCCTGAGCTCCACGCATAAGCGCATAGAGATTGCCCACACCCAATGCACTGGTCGCTTCCTTCGTAAATACAAACTCACCACCATGAACTACGCCTTTCGGTTGGTACTTACCCCCATCTCCCGTGTAGCCGCCTCCATCAAAACCGGGGACCAAACCACCACCTGAAAAACCAAAGAACGCGCCGATACCGGTTCCACCAAACGCTGATTTCATTCCATTAACCAAAGCCAGTTGCGTCAGCATCTGGGCGATGCCCTTGAGGAAAGTAGAAAGGAAATCTGAGAAGTTAGATTTACCAGTGGTGAAGAAATCAGTCAGGGTGCTGGCCATGCCGGTGAACGCGTTGCTGGTAACCGTCTGCACCTGGGAGTAAACATTTGTCGCGCTGTCTTCAAACTCCGCCCAGCCCTTTTTCGCGCCTGTCAGCCAGTCACCCCGCAACTGGTCCTCGGCATCGTAATAATCATTAGCTGCCTTAAGCTGTTTCTGATAACCCTCGTCGTCAAGCGTGCCGCCTGAGTTGATCCAGCCAGAAGAAAGCTGGCTCTTTGCCAGTTCACGTTGTGACAGGCGGTCACTCATCCCGCCACCACTCACTAATGCAGCCTGCTTCTCAGCCATCTGCGTGACGTATTTCTGCGAGGTATCCATTCGCTTGTTCAGCTGTTCCTGTGCGGTAATCTGATCACCTAACAGGGCTTTCTGCCGCGCTAACTGCAGCACCTGGTCTTTACTCGCGAGCAGATATTGCTCCTGCTTTGTCAGAGAGCGAGTTCGGGAGGCCTCTTCCAGCACCTGAAATTTCGCTTCCGTAGTCCAAAGGTCTTTGCGCTGTTGGCTAATAGTATCGTTCAGCCCTTTATGCAGCTGCAGGGCCCGTAGCTGTGCCTGAAGCGCTAACAACTCGGCCTGGGCGCCATCCATGCTGCGATCGCCAGCCGATAAAGTGCCCTGCTTTCCGGTTTTCGTCTTTTTGCCAAAAGCAGCAACCTCTTCCCGATCCTTCTGGGTGGTTGCAGTACTTATCTTTCTAGTCGTATCGAGGTATTTACCTGCACTGATATCAGCGGCATCCCAGTCTTTTTTCAACTGAGAGACGCTGTCGCCATAAGCGCTGGCCATTTGTTCGTTATAGTCCTGCCATCCCTGCAAAGTATCCGTTTTCGCCCAGTCAGGAATGAGATTAATCGCAGCCGCGATAGAGGAAGAAATGATCTGGTTCAGCTTCTGGAAAACGATCGCTACGCTGTAATAAATTGCGTTGAATTCCTTCAGTGTGTTTGATGCCAGTTCAGCTACCCACTGACCGATACTCTGCATGGCCTCAGATGCCCAGCCCTTGATATCCAGCCACAGGCGACCAAACGGCGTCAATGAGTCGTAAGCCTGTTCTCCACGTTGTGCCATCGTATCGCCAAACAGGTCCATGGCCTGTGTAACTGCAGCAGTCTGGTCCTTCTGCTTCACCAGCTCATCAATGTGCTTAAGCTGCGAAACAGTCAGGAAGTTGTATTGTTCGTTTAGGCTCTGAAGGGCTTTGACCGGATCCTTTTCAATATCCTGATATGCCTTGGTGATGTCCTGCGCCGAAACAATACCGGTTTGAACTGCAAGTGCCGTAGAGCCCGCCGCTTTTTCAAGCTGCTGCTGTGTGAGCGATCCCATGCTAATCAGTTCAGTCATCAGACTCTGAACGGTTTCTACAGTAGCGCCAGTAGAGGCAGCAATCGACTGGGAGGAAGCCATTACCTGGAGCGCTGACGTGCCTGCAATGTTGCCAGTCCTGATAATGGCCTTGTTAATTTCGTCGTAGGCGGTGAAGTAGTCCGCTCCCGCTTTTGCAGCAATCAGAACAGCACCGGCCAGGCCACCAATGGCCACTCGGGCAGGAGTCACCATCGACAACATCGCTTTCAGAGCATTGCCTACACCGCCAAACGAATCGCGCAGCTGGCCGCCCTGCTGAATGGCTACCATATAAACCGGCATACCGGACGCCAATGAAGTTACGATGTCGGTCATTTGCATTGGTAGATAACGCATCGCGTTGCGGTATTGCCCCGCGCTGATCGCTCCTGACTTCCACGCTTCCTCCTGCTCTTTCAGTCGGGCGATCATCGGTGCAGCACGATCGGACACGCCAAGTTGGGCTGCTTTTAGCTCTAACAGTTCTGCGCGCGTTTTTCCGATTGCTGTGACCTGCTCTTCCAGCGAATCGATAAAGGTTTTGCCCGCCGCAGCTGCACGCTGCGCTGCCTGTGCCTGTTCAATGCGAGCCCGCCCCTCTGCGGTCTCAGACTCCATGACCTGCGCCAGTTTAGCCCGGGTCGTCTCAAGCACGCTGTTGTAGCGAGTAAAGTCTTCATCCCCTACCAGCCCTTTACCGCGAAACTTCGCCAGGCTCTCCTGGATCGTGTCCAGTTCATCCAGCGCCTTGTTGACCGGGCTGATTTTATTCAGCAGGTTCTGCAGCTCCTGGCGCTGTTGCTTCAGGCTTTCGCTGTTTTTCTTTTGGTTATCGATACCGGTGCGGAACGTACTGTTCAGGTCATCCGCTTTACCTGCCGCGGCGGACGCGGTCTCCTGAAAGCGATCCAGTGCCTGATTACCGCGCTCCAGCTCACTGGTATTTACACGCAGGGAAATCGTGGCGATATCGTTACTCATTCCGCCCTCTCTTTATGCATAATTTTTAGCGCAGCACTTTCCATCACCCGGATGTCCGAAAGCGCGGTTGCCTCGTCGTCGACGTTATGCAGACGCATTACCCAGGGCAAAACGTTATAGTCGAGCCCGGACGCGCCGCCCATTCCCGTTCGCCATTGCGTGCTGACAGCCTGAAATACAAGGAATGAAGGCCAGATATCGGGCCAGACATCTACGAAATTATCGTCATAGTCATCCGGCGTAAGCCCGTAAGGCGCCAGATCTGCCGCGGTGGGTTCAGGCGTATAGAACGCAGAGGCAACCGCTATCAGTTTTTTTCACGCTGCCCCATCAGCTCGCGGTAGTAGGTTTCCGGGATGGCCTTCATCGCCGCCGGATAGTTTTCCAGCAGCACCGACAGGTTTTCCGCGTTGAATGCATCGGGAAGTGCCCAGCCAGCAATGATTTCCATCAGAAAATCAGTGGCGGTTTTGCCTTCCATTTTCTCCAGATCCGCCAGTTCTTTGAGTGGCTTGTGATTGAATGTGAACGTCAGCACGCCATCCTCATCGCCGGCTCGGGGGATCGAGACATTGGCCTTAAATGTTGGTTTGGGCTGAAGAGTGAATTTGGTCGCCATCGATACCTCTTAACGGAAAAAAGCCTCCACAATAGGAGGCATTGAATAGTGAAAGCTCTGACGGCTAGGCGGCAGCGTCAGTCACCTTGTAGAACGTCATCGCCGGTGACTGAAGGTTCAGCACCACACTTACTGTCTCTACCTCGTTAACCGCAGTAGTTGGCGTATCGTCAAAGGACGCCGTGGCCGCCCAGTAACGGTTTTCCTTCGCCTTCGGCACGTACATGTAAGCCGCAATCGTCTCTTCGTCTTCATCCAGTTGGCGAAGCAGCGGATATACGGGGAGAGTGGAGTCATGCGCGATCGAATAGGTCTGGGAGACTGCGGATTTATAGGTATTCAGGTTTCGCTGGCGGTCGTCGCTCAGGAACTGAATCTGTGTGGTGTTCTGATCGCCACCAGATTTCGACACCTCAGTAATTTGCGGCAGCTCGGTCCATTCAAGCACCTTGCGGATCGAACCGGTACCGCCACCAGCGGCATATTTGTTTTTGTTGGTGGTATTGATGTTGCGAAGAGTTACGGCGCTTTCGGCAATCGCATCAATTTTTGCAATGACGTTATCAACATCGGACCAGTTGCAGTTCACATGAACAATATCACCCACATTGAGTGCGTCCGCTTCACTCACGGTGATCACCATATTTTCGGCGTTCGTCGCCCCGGTGAAAGTAATGGCTGGGCCATAACCCGATGCCAGATAGACGTGAGCGCCGTTAGGCAATGCAAAGCCCATATTGGTTACTCCTTTAGAAACGGGAAAACCGGCAAAGAGCCGGTCAGGTTTAGAAGGTTGTGAGGATTAGCTGGAGATATCAGCTCGGTAATTGAGACTAACGGGAACGGTATAAGAAACAGATGTAGTGATACCGCGGAAAACACCAGGCGTTTGATCTATCCAGCATGTAAAACCCCTGCCTTCAATCTCCTGCCCCTCGGGGAACAATTCAGCCACGCGATCAGCCAGGGCCACAACATCGCTACGGCCTGTGCCGGCTGGGGCCACAACGTTAATCTGGTATACACCTGAATAAATGCGGCAGCGCAATCCAAGGTCTACCGTACGCGGCGTGGCGGGCATGTCATGGACAGCAAGATAGAGCCCATCAGATGGCGGTGTGAAAGGCACGTTTTCCCAGGCAACTGGGATCCCTTCAGCATCAGCCCACTCGCCGAGCCTGGCGGCCAGCGCCGCCGCGATATCGGGAATCATTTAGTCACCTCCCTTACTGCTTCCTCAAAAAATCGCTGAAACTCAGCAGCAGTGATGCGTACCATCCCTCCCGGAGCCTGGGAAGAGTGCCCCATCTCCAGTCGATACGCGTAAGGGACGTTGTTGCAGAAATAAATAGCCTTCATCCCGACTTTGAACAGAGACAGCGTGTAATTCCCTGCGGCTTTTGTCAGATTTCCGGTTTTATCTACACGTCCCGTTTCATCTGTGGTCGGTGCATCAAAAGACACCTGCCAGTTGCCCCGAAACCGTCCACCGGTATATCCGGGCGGCGCTTTGATATCCATCCCATCCACCAGTCGAGCCTTCTTCTTAAGTCGTCCGGTTTTAGTAAGGTTGGCATGGTCCGATTTTTGCGCTTCGTTATGGTCGTATACCGCCTGATTGTAAGAAGCTGCCGTCTGGTTGATGCCCCAGAGTTCGGGGTTGCCGACAGGTGACATCATCACCAGTAGATTAAGGATCCGAATGCCGACAGCACGTACGACCGCTTCCTGATTCGCTTTGGCTTTGTCCACGAACGCGGTGATGGCAGCCGTAAACGCCTTATTATCGCTCATGCTATGTCCTCAACTGAGATTTGTAGCAGAGCACCACAGCCCCCGGTTTCACGGGGTTAGGCTTAACCACGCGATGCATTACGCCGTCCATGTCGATAAGATCGCCGGTTTTAATTTCCTTCTCAGCGGTGAAGACAATCCGAACATCGCCGTTTTCTATGACCGTTCCGTCAATTTCTCCTG